ACTGTTCGATGTCATGACCATATCACCAGTAGCAGCATTATAAGAAATTGCTGATGGTTGAATTGTGGTAAAGGATCCTGTAGAAGAATCAGTAATTGTGGTATCAGTGATTTGTCTTACGCCATGACTGCCAGAAACAGACCAAAGAGTATTATTGATGATGTATTGAAGAATATCTTTGACTTTATCATAAGCCCAGACAGTTTCTGCAACTTCCGTATCAACATGACTAATTGTAATAGGATTAACAGTTCTATTAACATACAATGCCGAAGCATCCCAGATATGACTATTACATCCATTACGCATATCCTCAATCAAAGCAGTTAGGATATCGCGAACATCATCTTCGCAATTTACGTTACCACCAGGAATTACAAGTGATGGATACTGCTGAGTCAGTAAGTAAACTGCTTCTTTAGCAACAAAGTCTTTGTTGGATTCGATTAAGTTAGCAGCATCATAATATCGTTGTGACTTACCTGCAAATCCAGCAGGAAGATTTGTGGAATTTTCATTCCAGTTCTTGAGAATGGCATCGTTGTTGAAGTCTTCGTTGTCTGTAAACGACTCTCCACCAGACCAATCCTCAACATATGTTTGAGTATCAGCACCCTCGAAGTGAAGCAATAACTTAGTATTAGCATCACCCTGGAAGATTCCTGTAGGGGCAGTAAATGTCGTCTGATAGCGCGAAGTGTTAGATACTCTGAACTCATCGATATGACCAGCGAAACCGTCTCCAAAGGCATAGGAGGCACCTATGATGATTGGTTTAGTGCTTCCATAGTTACTACCATCAGAATAATCTCCACCATCCTGTGTTCCATTAACAAATAACTTTGTTGTGGCAGCATTTCTTGAGATAGCAACATGATACCAAGTATCTACGGCAAGAGTTGCTGTTCCAGTAATTGTAGTGGAATTATTAACTCTATAATTAAGATTTGTGCCTACAAGTAGTAGTTCGGAAGAAACTTCAACGGCAGTCGTCCTAAAATCGAAGATTTGCTGTGTTCCTGTAACACTAGAAGGACGAATCCAGCATTCGATTGTGAATGCACCTGCACCAAAACCAAATTCAGCAGAAGTCGGGATAGACAGATAATCTCCAGTGCCATCAAGTAGCAAAGAACTTAATCCATAATGACTTTGATCTGTATCTAATTGAGCATTGTTCGCAAAAGTAACCTGATGGTAATCTTCGCCAGTAGAAAGAGTTCTACCTACTTTACCCAGATAGATTGTGGAAAGTGCTTGATTGTATCCAATAACCTCACCTTTAGTATCTTGAGTTCTAATGACTTGTCCAAGTTGGAAGAATCCAGACCCGACTCTACTATCAAAAGCAAGTTTTTTGGTAATCATATTCTCGGAAGAATTGAAGACCCCTGTTACATTACCATATCCAAGTTTGTAGTTACGAATGATTTCGTTTTCTTGGAATGTGCCTGTAGCATTGTCATAAGGAATAACTAAATTACTAATAAACTCAGTTCCAGGGAATTTAGCATCAAAGTTCGTAGTGTTATCAGTAAAATCAACAATATTTACTTGAGACTCAGAAATATTATCAAGAATAACATTAGGATATGAAGCAGATGTCAATCTGTTGAATAGTAGACCGAAGAAAGACGATCCATCAGAAATATTAACCTGTTCGATGAATTCGTTTGTAGTAGGATCTTGATATGCAGATGTTGAGGTAATTCTAGCAACAACACCTGATTGAGAACCAATAATGACATCATCAAGTTGAATATCAAATAGTCCAGGTTTTGATTGATATGTACCTACAGTCTTACTCAATGCCAACTCATTAGTAATACTAATGTCAGTACCATACAAAGGCAGATCCTCTTGGTGAGAAGTAGCAGTCGTTCCCAACTGACCCCTCAATACAGTCAGTGTAGTTGAATTAGGTCCAACTGTAATAGCAGACACTGTAACAATCTCTGCTCCTAACTGGTAGTTGGCATCTACACTAAAGACGCTTGCTGGAACTGCAGTATCTGTCAATGCAGTAGAGTCGATAACCTCAACAGTACTCGTTCCTGCACCAATAGTATATCTTAAATCGGCAAGAGGAACAGAATCTCCTGTTTCTAGGTTGACCTCTTCAACTACAGCAATTTTGCCAGTTAAGTTTTTAATCTGCTCATTGAAACTAAACAGATTGAGGTTAACTATTGGAGTAATTTCTGTGAGAGTTGCTGTAAATCCAGTTGCACCAACACTTATCAGTTCGTTAATATTAAATCCACTAACAGTACTGACTGCAATAGTTGCTGATGTAGTACCACCTGTGATTGTAATAACTTCAGAAGAAGCATATCCAACACCAACACTATTGATACTTGCTTGAGTTACAGCACCAGAAGCGACAGTGATATTAACAGTAAGTCCCGTACCAACTCCACTAGAAGTAGTAGCAACATCCGAATAAGTTCCATCAGTATAACCAGCACCAGAAGTCAATGTAGCATTGTCAAGTGCGGTAACAATACCAACATTACCTTCTGCAACGAAACCAAAAATATCATCACCAACAACACTAGTAACAGTAAGTCTTGATCCAGATTGTGTTCCTAAAACTGTGTTATTTGTGCTTGGGAAAATACCACTATTATTAGTAATTGTAAACTTATAGACCTGAATTGGTTGAATAGTAACATTTACATACTTAACACTAGCAGGAGGTTGAGGTGGTTCTGAGAAAACAATAGAATCGTTTTGAACTTCAAATGATGTATCTGGAGTTTGTACAACACCATTCAAAATAATCATCAATTGATTTGCGTTGGCGACAACGTTCGATCCATCAATTTGTAGTGGGAATGAAATTCTCTCACCATCAAATAGATTTGAAATATCATCAAGTCTTTGAACAACTGATGTTAGGATGTTCTCCGAAGAAGTCAATCGCTTCTGACGGAATAGTACCTCTGTATTATCAAACGCACTGTATACAGGTTCAACCAAAGCAAAACTTTGAATGTTTGGTACAGTTGCTTGTCTTGCAAGTTCAACAGATTTTGTTAACTGGAAGAATGTTTCTTTATTAGGAACAAATCCATATTCATTTAGATTGAGTTCACCAAAAACTTTGAATGATGCAGGGTGAACATTCTTAATAAGAATATCTTTCCATTCATTAATTGAAACAGCAGACTTAACTGCATAAGAGAAGTCCTGATAATAATAGGAGTCTTGAATCTTTTGGATAATCTCCGAGGGTTTACCAACATCATCAATAAACTGACCTGAGGTTTCTGTGATAGATCCAACATCAAGAACACCTGTAGCGATATTCAAAGAACTAATAGTACCAGAAGATTTGGAGATAACACCTGTTATACTTTCTCCAATGTTAAAGTCTCCAGTGTAATCGACGATTTTTACAATTCTAGGTCCAACTTGCCAACCATTATTTGTGGAGACAAATCCAAGTGCAGTAGCATTTTCAAAAGAAGTGCCCTGATATACTTGCTCGCCCTCAAGGAAAGTTGATGTAATAACATTTGCTGTTGCTGCACCACCAAACGATGTTGTAAGAACTTGTTGACGACCTGTGCCAGCATTAGTAAACGATAATGCATCTCCAAGTGCTGCGTTTGCTGGAGTGATTGCAAATTTTAATTGGTCATCTTCAAGAGAATTTGCTGCTCCTGAAATTGCATAATAAGTAGTAAGACCATTCAATCTACCAACAGCGCCAGCAGCGATTGGGAAATCAGCACCATCACCAGTATCTACTACGTTGAGAGTAATTTCAGAACCTTGTGCAATACCATGTGGGAAAGAGAACTGCAAAAGTCCCAAATCTAGGTTAACAACGTAATTAAACGAAGATTTTAATTCTACACTTGGTGTAGAAGAATACCCAAGACCAGGATCCTTGACTTCAATTCTATCCAAACGACCATTTTTAATAGTGGATTGGGCAATAGCACCAGTACCACCACCACCAGTAATGATAACTGCAGGTGCCTGAGAATAACCAGAACCAGGATCAGTGATTGTAACACTATCCAAAATACTAGTAGATGTTAACTGTGCATTAATTGGGAATGTGATTTCAGGACGTAATGTATAGTCATGAGGATAATCATAACCAAAGTTATTATTCTTCAGTTTTTTAATCTTACCGACACTTGAACCTACCGTAAAGATAGATGCTGCTGTTCCAAATGGGGGAATAACTACTGTGACTTCAGCACCAGAACCAGTCAAACCAGCGCCAAGAATGCCTGGTACAGAATCGATATCAACGGTTGCTGTGGTATATCCTTTTCCTGGTGATGTGACGAGGACACTCTGAACTTGTCCAGGAATTGGACTACCCTCAGAATCAGTTCCATCGGCAACTGTAATGGTAACGAAACCACCTTCGCCATCACCAGCAATAGCAACACCTGTATACTGTCCTACAGCATATTCAGTACCAGGTTCAGTGATACTAACTCTTTCAATCTGTCTTGTGGATTGAATGCTATCAACAATAGGAAGTCTTGTGTAGAATCCGCCAGGATTAACAATACGAATACTATCGATCGAACCAACTGCCCTTCTGGAACTAGTTGAATATGACGCTCTAGAAACATCAGCATTCCCTTCTGGTTCATTGATTAGAGGGAATTTAATCTGATCTGCCCCTCTAGTAATAGTTGCACCAGCAACACCACTAACTTGGAATGTTCCTTTATATGGAGAGGTAACAACATCAAGATAACTACCTTGAATGATGGGTGAATCGTTATCACCAACCCTAGAAGGATCGAAGTAGTATGAGATATTTGTTACAATACCTTCATCAACTTTGAACTTAACGGTAGGTGTAGTGGCACCTTCACCAGTTACTCCAGGAGTTCCAACTCTTTCGATGGAGTTGAATGAATACTCAAGTTTGTAAAGAGGATCTTTCGAGAAGGATAAATTACCACCAAGCATCGAAGAATGACTGAGGTCAAACAAATACTGGTGACCATAATACATCTTCAGGACAGGAGACTTAACATAGATACTAACATTACCAGAACTACTAGCAGGACTTGTAACTGCTGCCTGTGGAAGTTTGTATGTAAATTCTAAAGGACTGATTACAGTATCTACAGGGAAAGAACCATCATATTCATCATAAACAACTGTATTAACAGTTTCTGATGGATTCCCATCTACGTTCAGCATAGATCCAGGAGTTAGATAGTGCCTAGTGTCAGTAATGACATAAACTTCATCACTATTTGCTACAGCAGTAACTCTAAGAATCTTTGTTAGATTAGCAACTAATGTAATCTTAAGAACACCAGTGAGATTAGTAATAGTCGCTGTGCTATATGCTGCATTATAACTAATATCTCCACCATTTATAGTGACTACCGATCCTACGATGAATGTAGAAGAACCTGAAATTTCATCGATTCTAACCGCATAATCATCATCAGAATATGGTTTGAACTTAGCAAAGGAATCAAGATTTTGACCACCCGCTGCATTATAAGTACCATCTAAGTTATACTTGTCAAGATCGATGGTGAAGGTGCCAGGAGTGGTGTTATCTACCTGAGCAAATGTATATGAATCAATTTGATTGATATCAAGAGGAATTGGTCCAACAATACCGTATGTAGACTGCTCACTAAATTGAGTTGTAGAAAGTTGACCTGTGTTTAAGTCATCAGTCCAGGAATTGTTATTAACTGCCAAATATACTTTATTATTATCAGTATCAACTTTTGTGATATATCCGCTATTGACAAAACTTCCACTATCGTCATTCAAAACTAATTTTGTGCCGACAGTAAATCTAAATGCCTGATTAACGGTCAAAATTTGAACATTGTCAATTTTAACAGTATTAGTAACTTTGAAGTAATACCTATCCTTGACAACTGCGCTAATAATCAGTTTTTGTGATCCAGGAGAAGGAATTGTGGCAGTTCTAGAACTCCAAATATCTTTAGTGTATGTTAGTGTCTCAGTATCCTGAGTCATTACAGTTGTTGCATCATCAAAGTCTAAAGATTGAAGACCTAAAGAACCTAGAGCAAATCCTGTGCTACCAATAGTTAAAGTGCTACCTGTTACAGGAGTAACTGCAGTACGAACATATCCAAGTTGAGTAACTAGTTGAATACCTTGATCGCCAATTCTTGCAGAGTCAGCATCTTTATCAACTTTTACACCCCAACCAGAATAATCAATGTAATCATGCACATTATTGTATGTGCTGAACCATGCTGTATCAGTCCAACTATAACTTAAACCAAATGCACCATTAGTAGGTAGAACAGATACATCAGAAGGAACCGTAGGATTAATAGCACGATTTCTCAGTTTAAGATTATCTACAAAATACTGACCTTGCTCATCCTTTCTCCAATTTCCAGTTGTACCATTCCTGCCAGCAATGTTACCAATATAAAGTTTCTTAGATGTGAACGATGTATCAGCAACAGTAGCAGTAATAACACTAATACCATTTACATAAACCGTAAATACATTACCTTCTTTCTTTAATCCAATAAATTGCCAAGTATCATCAGCAAACATCGTAGTCAGAGTGGACTGTACAGCACCTCCAGCAGAATTGATGGATGTGGTGTTGTTAGTTACAACCAACTCCAAATATCCTGATGGACCTGCAGCAGTACGATCATAATATAACCAGAGACCACCAGTTGCATCGGTAGCATCGCCAATAGCAACTAAAGTTTGTTGATCTTGACTATGAGTATCAGTCGAAGCAGAATCTTGGTATAACATGAACTCTAAAGTCCAGTTTTCATTGAGTGTATTGCCTAAGGTGTTGTTAGGGAATTCAATGTATGCATTTTCCCAATTAGCAGGGGTTGCAATATCTCTACCATAAATTTTTGCAACTCCACCATCCAAATGTAGTGATTGTGTTGCATCAGCACCAACAAACGTTGGGGTGTAGTTGCCAAAAGTATCTGTAGTGGCACCACCAGTAAACTCAAGTAAGAATTCATTTCTGTTCCACGAAGTCTGACCAAAGACATATACATCACCAGAGTTATCTACATCGATAGAATGTGCTGTAATACCCTCGATTCTGTTTTCATTGAACTCATTAGTTGTATGATTTTTAACTACACCATCATATCCAATCTTAACAGTATCTACAGTTTTAAGACCAGTAGTATTATCTACTCTATTGAATGCAATGTTTAAATCACCGAAGATATCAACGGCACATTTACCTACAGCATTCACATCCCTACCTGGAGCAAGGTATCTATAATTCCAAACAAAACTACCAGCAGTATTAACTTTACCAACCCATACACTATCTCTAGTGACATTATCACTCTTCGCTCTAAGTGTGGAAGTGATATAGAGTTCTTTAAATTCATCAATGGCAAGACTACTATCTAAGAATGAATATCCAGCATTGCTGTACTCATTAATGTATTCAACCTCAATGGCATTGGTTCCTACAATTGCTTTACCAAATGCAACATTAACATTATTATCGCTGCTTGTATTAGAAGTTTCTAAAGTGAAGTAGATATTACCGTCATCTACAACAATATCGGTAAGTTTTTCTGAATCATCTACAGAAGCAATTTTTCTCTTAATTGCAAAACTACCAGCAGTGTCAATTAAGGCAATAAATGCATCAAAAGGACTTCCTGAGTTAGTATTAGTATATCCTCCGATTACATATCGAGTATCTGAATATTTTTTGATACATGTGACATTATCAGCTCTAGTAGAACCAGAGATTCCCGAATATCCTTTTTGGAACTGAAGAGTCGCACTCAATCCATTAGAAGATTGTGTATATTTTACCAAAATGATATCTGGATTATATGCATCCAAAACCAAGATATTTGGTCGGTTGACACCAACTACCCAGATATCATCACCATCAACATAGAGTTTTTGGAACTCTGCATAATTAGTTCCAGAAGTAAGTTCTAATGTTTTTTCCCACTCTTTGACACCTGTTGTGGAAAGTTTAGAAACAAATGCAACAACATTACCACTAGAGTCTAAAGTTTTACCACAGATAAAGATTTCCTTACTTTCGTTTACAAATATGTCATTGACTTTTACATTTTCATTGTTTTCTATTTTAGAAACAATATATTCTGCTTTTTTGAATACCTGAGGATGGCTAATGATAACTCTAGGATTAGAAGTGTATCCAGAACCAGAATTAAGAATATTTACGGTATCAATTGATCCAACACTAGTAACAATTGCTTGAAGGTCACCAGAAATACCATCTCCATCAATAACAAGAGTGGGAGGGATATCTTCATTATATCCAGAACCAGATTGTGTAATTACAATATCTTCAATACCCTTATATTGACGGACTACAAATGTTTTATTTGTATTATCCATTATAGGAGTATAATCTACAAAAACAGAATCATCAATCTGTAGATTATGTGGGACATTGGTAGTTAGTACACCAAAATTCTCACCACTAACATTTTCAAATGTATACCCAGAAACTGTTTCACCTTTAATTCTAGAAATTCGTGCAGAAGCACCATCACCACCAGTATCTGTATTATCAAAGATTAGTCTGTCATCTACCTGATAGTTAATACCAGAATTTTCAACAACAAATCCTGTGATTGAGGCATCCTCAAATTTAGTGATAGTTTCAACTTCAATATCAACCTTGGAGTCTAGTTTTACTGTCGGGAAGTAATCGAATAGTTGTAATGGAGACTCTTCAAAGATTTGATCTGGATCTGCAGTTTCTTCTGCACTAATAACACCATCTCTATTTTCATCTTCTACATCAAAAGTTAGAAGATCGCCATTTTCCAATGTCAATCCATTAGTAGATGCATTTGGTGCCCTTTCAACGTCAATATCTACATTTTCATAAGGATCGCGATAACGAACAACACCAATAGGAATATTTTGCTGAACAGCACTCGTAGAAAGATTCCAGACATCAACAACCGAGTTAAAACTTGGTCCAAGAATATATGGGAATACAGGATTGCCTGCCTCTGTAGCATCAATAGTTACAAAGTAGCAATATCTACCGTTAGGATACTCTGGAGTCTTACAGAATCTACCATTGTATTGGTCAAGGTCACCTAAACTGAAAGAATACTCATAATCTTCTACAAACTTACCTGCAATCTCATCTGTTAAAAGAGGTCCAGCAGTTCTAACAGGATTTGGATTTGTAATCTCATCATAAACTAAATTTGTCTTTAATCGATAAGAAGTTCCCAATCTAGCGATTGAAGAAGACTGATTGGTAGGATCTGAATATCCATAAGGACCATAAATTGGATTGCCATCAAATGCCCAACCAATAATAGGAGAGTGTGCTAATTGATCATCCTGTTCAAGAATTTGTCCACTTACATTGACAAATAGGTTATCACCTAAAATATATCTAAGTCGTTGAGGATTAGAAAGGTGTGCATATTCTCCACCATACTGATTATTGAATCCCTCAAATACAGATCCCTTAGCAGCATCAACGGTTGTCGTCTCTTGTAAGTTATAAGTCCATTGGAATACATTTGCTGCAAAAGTAGCACCTTGACCAACAGAGTTTAAATTGATAATAGTCGTACCTTGACTATATCCAATACCTCTGTTAATAATTTCAATTCCAGTAACTTTACCAGCATTTTCACCATCAACATCAATAGTTGCTCTAGCAACAGCACCAAAACCCTCTCCTTGGATAGTTACCTCTGGTGCTGTAGTATATCCAGAACCTGCCGAAATGATAGCGATTGAAATAATACGTCCATCATTAACAATTGCCTGTGCAACAGCACCAGTACCAGAACTAAGAATGATACTAGGATTAGATGTATAAGATGACCCACCATTAGTGATAGTGACTGATTGAATTGGTCCTCTAACCGCTGCAGTACCCTCAGCACCAGATCCCCCACCACCAACAACAGTAATAGATGGTTGTGATGTATATCCAGTTCCTCCAGAGTTAACAAGAATACTAGAAACTACACCCTTTGTGATAATTGCTGTTGCTGACGCTCCAGAACCGCCTCCACCAACAATAGATACCAATGGAGAAGAAGTGTACCCAGAACCGCCTGCAGTTACTGTAACCTCACTGATAGAACCGTTAACAGTCGCACTTGCTGCTGCTCCAGTTCCTTCACCACCACTAATCGTAATTGCTGGTGGGAATGCAGCATCATATCCGCTTCCTGCATTAGTGATATCAACTGACGTTACAGCACCAAAGATTTTAGTGACATCAGACTTATAAGACCAAATAGAGACACCATTAACCCAAGTTCCGATAGGACCAGGTACAATCAAATTTTTGGTTGAGATTGTAACAGGATTGATTGGGAATCTATTTAATTTACGTTGGTTGCCAGGTAATAATGCAGATCCAGGGAAAGGACCAATATTATAGTTTGGAATACCTGTAGACGCAATATAAGTGTTTGTAGTATTGAAGAATGTATTCTGAACATTCGTTGTGTAAGGACTGATTGCATTATTAACTGCAGAACTATCCGACTTACCTTTGTTCAAGTCAATAGAGACAAGAATATTTCCTTGAGGAACTACATTTGCAGGTTGAGGAAGTTGATACTGGAATACAGTAGTACTATCTCTAGAAGTTACAAGGAAAGATCCGTTATAGATGATTGGATTTGCACCATAAATTGTAACTTGATCTCCAACTAGTAGACCATGAGGATTGTTACAAGTTACAGTAGCAGATTGATTATTAATTCCACCAAAAGTGATTGTCCCAACTTCGATCAACTTTTTAACATTATACAACCAAGTTGTAAGTTCTGGACCTGTTCCAGTACCACCTAGTTTGGAGATTAGTAGTTTATCACCTGGTAAGTAATAAGAACCAGTATCGGTGAGTGTTGTTTGTTGAGCATCAACAATACCAACAATATTCAACACTACTTCTTGAGCAGTCCCTTTATTGATGAATACGTTAAAGTTGGACGATACCTGAGTAGCAGAGTCCCAATCTTCTACAACACCGTTAACAGAACGAGTACACTCAATAAACTGGTTTAGTGATTTTTCTTTATACTGAACAACTTCAGAACCAACACCAGTAGAAATTACAAATTCGCCGTTTCTTTCTGGCCATCCAATAGTAGAGTCAACAGTGATGATACCTTCTGTAGTATTAAGAGGTTCAGCAAGTTTTGTTTTGTATGGAACTATAAATGTCCCTTGAATTGTTTCTTCTGAAAGTGCAAGTTCATAGATTGTATCTTGGGCAGTTTGAATTGAAATGAAATTTTCAATCAATGCTGTTGCTGCTAAAATATTTGGATCTGAGATATCAGCAACTTGCTCAAGAAGACCATCTTGAATATTTTCTGGAAGACCACTAACTAATGTTGCACGTAAAACAGTATCAACAGACCAGGTTGCTGCAGAAGGTTTGATAATTTGGTCTTTAGGATATGAAACTGTTACAGTTTCTCCATAAAGAAGTTTAAACAAATATGCAATACTGAAAGATGTGCCCTTTGCAGAATAGAAGTCTTTAATAGTCTTGATCGATGTACGAACATCAATCTTGCTATAATCTAGTGTAGGAACATCAGGTAAGAACTGTTCTGTATACTTATCAAGCAGTCTCTTAACAAACAATGCATCCAGACACTTTACAGACGCATCAGTAGGTGCCGCTGCTGCTACAGTGTTATTAGAGAATACTGCATTGCCATCTTGTGTATAATTAGTAATACCCGAAGCAGCTCTGGCACAACCAAGGAATTGTGCTTTAGTATATTCTTTTCCTGATTTAAGAACAGAAAAACCTGTAATTTCCTGCAAACCAACTGTTGCAGATGCCTTAGCATCAACAGGTTTTTGAATTACAATTTGAGGAGGATTATCTGCACTATATCCAGTACCAAAGTTGGTGATATTAATATCAGTAATTTGTCCATTGAAAATTGCTGCTACTGCAGTAGCACCTGTTCCTCCAATATAAGTACCAACATCATTCTGACGATTATCTACGATATAAACAGATGGGACATCGGTATATCCGTTGCCACCAAACAAAAGTTCAACAGAAATAACTCTGCCATCTCCGTCAACTTTAGTTTCAAGAACTTGTGCTCCAACAGGATCAATAACAGAAATTCTAGGGACTGTTTCATAACCCTGACCAGCATTTAAAATATTAACAGCAGTAATTTCACCATCTGTCAAGGTAGTTGTAAATGATGCTTTAATACCATCAACTCCTGTAGGTTCATCAATGTATACCAAAGGAGGAGTGGTATATCCTTGACCACCATTAGTAATAGTAATACCACCACTAACTGATCCATTAACAATAGTTGGAGTGGCAAGGATAGCGCCTCCAGGTTGTTCAAAAGTGATTCTAGGAGTAAATGTGTATCCACTACCCGAACTAACGATGTCAATAGCACTAACTGCCCCGTTAGTTACCGTTGCTTTTAAAGTTGGTTCTACATATCCTTCTTTTGTAGGAAATTGAACTTTTACAGTGGGAGGATTACTTTCACTATATCCAGCACCACCACTAAGTAACGAAACTGACTTAATTCCATCTACTAGAGTCTTTACAGAAGCACCAGAACCTACACTAGAATTTACACTAACCTTAGGAGGATAATCGAATCTATACCCAGAACCATTTGCACTTGGGATTACAGAACTGATATTTCCAAAGTCATTTACTCTAGCATATCCAACAGCACCAGAACCAAAAGATGGGATAGGTGCTTCGATGGAATATAAAGACAGAGATCTACCATTCAATGGTGGTACATTGAATACAAAGATAGATCCATCAGTAAAATAATCTACCTTAGGAACAAGTAGTCTATTATCATAAACAGCAAGTAAGAACTCATCTGCAATAGGTTCATACTTCTGATTATTGACAGTCAGTTCAAAACTAGTTTTATTGTCACCAAAAGCACTAGAAATATCATCAACTTGTACAATGGCATTCTCACTGAAACCATTTAAATATGTAACGCTAGTAGTACTAATATCATCAGAAGCTGTCGCCACTCTAGGGGCAGTTGTATAGACAATATTAGTTCCACTAATGTTATAATCTACTGCTGGAGTTAAGGTTCTTCCGTAAACTTTAACAATGAGGTGTTGTGGTGAAGAAGGTCCAATAGGATTATCTTGAGAAACTAAAGGGAAGACAGTTCTTGTACCATCAAAGAGACTAATATTGTTGGCAAGTAGAACCCACTTAAGTTGAACCTGAGTATAAGAAATACCAGGAGTTAATGCAATGTTTGGAGAAGATACAGTCTCCTCATAATAAATTACTTCGTCACCAATTAAAACAGAACCATCTTTCTCAAGAAAGGGGTCTACAGTCTCAACAGTAATTGTTGTATCACTTACACCAATAGGCTCAACAACTCTAGTAGCACCATCAAGAATACTAATATCTAACTTATCAATATCAAGATATTGAAGAAAATTATTAACGATATTTTGACCCAATCCAGTCTTTTCTTGGGACTGATAATAGTATTCAATAAATTTATTGAATAGGGGATACTCACTCTCTATAAACTGAGGAGTTTGATACGAGGAGACGTGTGAAACCTTATTGATATCCATCTATTTTTTAAAAACAACTAGAAGTGTTTACGGAGCCGCTATTGTCTAATGGTGTAAGTTCAATCGTTGTTGGCGTAGAATTGAAGACACTTGGCGTCAAACTATTTAGAGGTATAGTCGTAGGGGGAGTAGTGCCAATTGGAGCAACTGTAACCTCAGGATTGATGATGTTAATGATTGTTCCAGGAGTGGAAGCAGGGATGGTTGTACTGTTTGCTGGAATAAGCAATACTGGTATTTGAAGACCAGTTGGAAGTTGGTCTAGATCGATAACCAATCCTGCTCCTGTAACAGAATCAGAAATATTAAGATTGGTTGTGGCAGTAACATTTACCCCTGCCCCGATAATATTGATAGGACCAAAACAAACCTCGCCAGTATCATAATTTACAGTTCCTGCAGAATTATTAGTATAGACTTTCTTAGTACCACTATTGTAATATGTTCTAAGATTTCCAAATCCATCATCCTCAAACTGTTGGTCAACACCAGGTCTATCAAAAGTTCTAAAAGTCCCTGAGACTAGAATAGGTTCTTTCTTACAAGTTCCATCACTACCGTCTTGACTAGGAGCACTATTATAAAGAGCTCCTCCAGTAGAAATGCAATATGTGTTTGTTTGATTTGTTATAGGTGTAATATACTTCAGAAGAGTCGTTTGAACAGAAACATCACTAATTGCAGAATCTGAAAGACTGATTGCTCTTTGATAATCCTGACTTTTAAATGTAGAGTTAAAGTTATTAATATTAACCTGATTAGCCCACTCAGTTATAGCATTCTGAATATTTGTTTTAATTGTAGATGAATTTGAACCACTTCCAGTGTCATATAATGCAAAGATTTTAGTATAAATGTAAATATTATCAGGGTCAACAATAACTGGATCAATAGCAGCCATTGCATACTTCCTCAAATCCAAAGAAAGTTGTTTTTTTGTAATATCATTAAGTGTAGAACCTGTTTTTGTTCTTACTGTAATGAATACTTTTCCATAGATGGGAGGATTCAAAGAATCTCCACCATAGGCAACAACAGTATCTGCATTGGAATATATTTTCTTTGTAATCAATGCATAATCTTGCGCTGTAACCGCTCTGTACTGCGATGAATAGAATCTAGGTGCATTGTACTTAATAGACTCAATAGACTCTGCTGCAGACCCTTGCTGCGATCTCTCCTTGGTTGTTACTGCTGCTACTGCACCAGAGTATGAAGTACCAAAAGAATCTATCAATCTACCGATAAATGCAAATCTGCTAACTTCATTTGCACTTGCACCCGAAGTAGTCAAGTATTGAAGGTCAATGACTTCGCCATCTTTTACTGCTCGACCAACACTATCGTCTCCAAATCTAACTTCATATCTCATATCCTCGCCTTCGGAGACGAAATATGATTTACTAGTCGCAGTTAAGTTAGTAACAATATCAACTTTACTGTAAATATCTGATGCTGTAGAAGATTCGTTAGATTTGATTCTAACAGTAAGCGTATCAATATCTACATCTTGAGAAGGAATTGTATATACTTGTCTGGCAAACGTATTTACAATATAAGTGAAGTTAAGAACACTTCCTTCATAAACTGTAAGATTGTCAAATTCTGCTGCACCAGTAGTTGTATTAACTGCAACAGTAACATCATTAAGAATATTCCAAATAAAATTACCACCTGTACAAACTGCCCCAGATTTTAATGTAATAGAACTGGGGTAAACTCCATTAACAGGAGTAGTCGTTAAATTTAATTTCAAACATGCTTTAGATGATGAAATTGACCTTGGGGTATAATTTAAAAGTTTTGAGATATTAACAACATTATCTCTAACTGTAGAAGATTGCAAAAATGCCTCATTCAATGCCATATTCGCATTAAATGAGGTATAGTAAGTATTGTATGCCATCATATCAATAAGATATGACAAAGTAGAACCATCAAAGTCGTAATCTGAAAACTCGGTTCTTGTTCTTAGATATGATTTGATGGAGGATTTTATATCCTCAAAATCTAAAGCTGTTAAATTATTTGGTTGCATTATTCAGGTCTCTGTAAAACAAATGAAATTGTTTCAACAATCGGTAACCCTACAATCCTATACTCAATGGCAACATTTAGTTTGTTACCCTCGGGAATAGCAGTAACATCTACGTCTGTAAGTTCTACCCTAGGTTCATACTGATTAATGGTATTTATGATCTCATCCTTGATACTATCTGCTGTGAAAGCATCTAGAGGTTCAAAGAGGAGATTATAGACTTTAGATCCGACTAATGGTTGAAAAGGTTTCTCACCTGGTTGCGTAAGGATTAAACTCTTAACTGCTTGCTTGATGGCATTGTCATTTTTAACAACAGAGGTATCATCCGTAAAGGGATTCCTCTGCATAGAAATTAAAATGTCGGAGAAAGATCGCGACTTTTTAAAGTCCTTTCCCCCTAGTTCCTTTAATGCCATCTACACGATGAGATATATCCTAACTATTTATTCACTTACCCTGACCACGATAACGCTTTTTGGCGCTATTCCTTGAAGTTGAAGCATATTTTGTATGCTTTCCTGTTCCTTGCCTAGTTTTTTTAGGTGTTGCTTCAATCATGTTTGCCCCAGAAAGGGACTTTGTTCTTGCTGCCATTTTAAACTCCGATAATAACGTTGGGTGACCCGCCACCAATGAGAGATAAACAAGGGAAATTGGTTGTACCATCCCCTAAAGGATCTCCCACTCTACATGCACGCCTACCATTAATCCAAACGGATAGGGTAGACGCTATTGCTTTGCGTACATGACCAACAGGTGGCTCTCTACCAGCTACACTGCCTATCCCAGTATAGGTATGACACCACCAGGCATTTGCAGGTGCCACAATGGTACATTTACCAACTGTTCTAGTTACAGAGTAAACTGATAGTGTTGGGTGGGGTGTGAGTAGATCTTGGTCTACAATAGGTATTATACCATTAATAAAGACATTTCGGGCTGCTCCCAATGGGGTTAATGGGAGTAATGGTGTTGGTAACCAACTACCATAAATGGCATGTGCTGCCATTGGTTTGTCTGCAATGTTGGGTACATTGCCAGCAGAACATGGTGTAATAGGTCCCCCTCCAGGTCCTGGGTGCCAAGAACCTCCCACACCTGCCATATGCCCAGAACATGAGCCCATATACAATGCTGCAAATGCCATAATAGTTAAGTAGCGTAAGGATTTCCAAAAGCATCACATGCTTCCCGAAAGGTTTGAGCGGATCCAGTCAGATCATTAAACATCTCTAGACTCCCAGTTGCAGTCCAGTTCCTACAACCGCCTCCCAAAGGTCCTACTTGTGGGGTAAAAGTGGTGACATCCGTAGATCCATCTGCATTAGTTGTAGAACTTCCTACAGATTGTACAGGAGAGCATGGAACATGTCCACATCCTGATTGTGCAACTTCACAACCAAGAGTAATTTTTAATGTGATAGGTCCAGATGAATCTGGACGATATTGTTTCATAAAGTATTTAGTGTATGTTGACGCAACTGGAAGATCATTAAATGTACCTTGGACTGTTTCAATAAATGCTTCATTACCAACTGTAGACTCAGGAATTACTTCTTGCACCAATGCATCTGCAGTTGCGATCCTTTCGTTGGTTTCATCTGTATGACCTTTCAAAACAGAATTCTTAACACTACTATCAATGTCAACAGCAAGGATTTCTTCTGTTAAATCCTCTCTTAACTCATAGGTTTCCCTATATTCATCAACAGATTCCTTAGAATATAGTCTCTGCGGTTGTATATCGATTTTTAATCGCTCAGGATCGCGTTTTTGAGTGATATTTGGCGCAGGAATATTATTAATATACTTAGGATCCTGGTCAAATCCGCCAAAAATTTCATTTTCTAGTTCTGGAGAGATATCTTGAGGAAATTTGCCTATTGTATCCATATAATCGTCCGCTTTTTCGGGTTCATATGCTGCATTTGGAGCAGTACTTGTCTTATAATTTATAATATCACTCACAAACACGGTAGGTAGATTTTCTTCGGTGTATTCATTACCATCTCCGTCCACATTTGTCAATACTGTGTTATATCCTTTGCCGCCATCGACTACAGTTACCGCAGTTAGCGATCCATTAGTAAAAGTTCCTTCCAATTTAGCAATATTAGACTCATCAGCAGGTTTTACGATGACTTTTTCTACATTACCCTTGGCATCTAACTCAAATTTTGTATTATCTTGCGGAGAACTTACCGAAAGAGTGGAACCATCACTCCATCCAGAACCTCCAGAGACGATTGTGGCACCTGTTACTCGTCCATTTGATACTGATAGAGTAACTTTTGGTTGTTTAAGAGTATTAAACACATCAGGTGCATTTTTATCAACATCTATAGTGCTATACTGTATAGATTTATCAAGAAATTCGTACTTTCCAACTATTATTCCTCTATCTATAATCCCAAATCCTGCATGTGCAGTAACTACATGATTCCTATCAGATGTATATTGCGTATCTTTAACAAAATCACTGCCACTACCATTCAAATAAATGACATGATATGGAAAATTATCGATATCAGTATGAAAAGCACGAGTTACTGTATGTCCATTAAGAGTATCACCTACTCTTAGAATATTAAATCCTGCCTGAGATGTTACTGATGTAGTAGGACCAACTCCAGTAATCTTTAAATTCATTGTTAAATTAACAACTGTATTATCTGGTTTGGTATATGCATACGTCAAAGGAATTACTGTACCTACTGTATAGTCGGCACCAGTATTCATAAGTTCTGTAATCTGCCATCTGACACCAGAATAGGTGGGTCCAGGTTCTGCAGTGTCATCTGCAATTGATGAGATACCAACTTTAATTCGTAATCCTGTCGCAAGACCAACATCTAAATTATAAATTTCAAAGTCATTTAATTGATTTTGACCAGTTACAAATGGATTTTGTGGTGACTCATACTCAATACCTGCTTGTGTTGTCTGATCCCATACATCAGTATAAGTTACGCCATCATATGAAAACTCCATATCAGTAACACCATCTGGTATTGTGGTACTTAACGAATCATATGATACTACAACTTTATCTGAATCTGTACCAATTGCAAATAATGTGGGATGCGGCGCGTCGGGGTCACCCGATATATTTTCTGTACCAGAATAGGACATAGTTGTCTTACTTGGAGCACATGTAAATGCTGTACAAGGTTTACAAATAGTACTTGATGTTGAAGTTGATGTACCAGGACTGCCTGGAGTATAACCAGGTTGCCCCTCTGTACCACTTGAAGGAGTGCTAGCAGTGGTATTTGTATTCGTTCGTGTCTCTAGATAATAACAAGCAATACCAACATGTCCAGCATTATTTGATGTGTCATATAGATACGAAAAATATCGATCACTTAATCCTAAGTCAAACGATAACTCATTAGGTACATAATCATAAACCCATTGACTAATATTGAAACAAGTTGCAGGTCGAATTACTTTGCCACAAGTTGCACCACTAGCAGGAGGTAAACCGCCACCAGATACTGCTGGTAATGCAAGACTTGGATGCATAATCGCAACACTATCTCTCCTATCAATCTGATAGTTGATACTACTATTACGAAAATCCGCAAGTGGATGCTCGCGAAACTCTACAGTGGTTGCTTGATCTACAGGTAACGGTACATTCACTGAACAATGATTTGTTCTAAAGCATGGATCACTCCCACCTGAAGAATAATTAGTCTTGCATCCCATTCCTTAATTCCTCTATACTCTTATAGATTAAATCATAATTCTCTTTTAAATTTAAATACTCCTCTTCACCACTCGGTTTATATAAAATCTTATCTGGCGTTGGAATATTTATTACATACTCTTCTAGTTTCTTTAATCTCTCTGCTAATGATACTAGACATTCATTAATAATCTGGTGTGCTTCGGCATTATCTGCCCAGCGATCAATTTTCGGATTCGTCATGCTTTTTTAAAATAAATGATTGGTCATCTAATTCATACTCTAATTCTGTACCAACATCCCACCCCATCTCCTCACATACCTCATATGGTACTACTAATATTAAATCTCCTAAATCATCCTCTTCTATCGTTGTTGTGAATCTCTGGGACATAACTCTACATACGGTTTATTACTTGGGGATTATTGGTGGGATTATCTTCTTTCCACTCAACCCATAGTGTATATAGATCTTCTACAACTTGAGATGCATAAGATGATGTGTAATAGTCTGCACACTCGTACATCCTAGGGTCTAGAAATGCCTCTAACCTTATCAGTTGCTCTAATGCCCATACACGAGTGTCTTGTCTCTCTACACGGGTCTTAGCATCCATTTTTTACCTCAGAAATTTTTTTAGTTTGACGTTAAAGTATTATTGAATAATATCTCAAGCGCCTGGGAACCTTTGTAGGTTAGGGTAGTGGCCCTTTTTTATATTTAAGGGGGCCAATAAACTGCCAAAGTAACATTTAATAACTGCTGCTAAGTGTTACTCAGAGGACCTCCAATACCTTCTACTATTATACACTATCCTCTGCAGATTTGTCAAGTACCTCCCAATACCATCCGATAGTCTTGATGTAATCAAAGGTAGACATTCTCGGAGTATTTGGGTAACTATCTCCCCGAGAGTTTCTAATACCATCGATGAACTTCTCAAGATCGTAGACACTTACGAATGTTGCTCTAAGTGTCTCTGTGTTGTCGTAGATAAGATAATGCATAAGTCTCAAAGATACAAGGAGTGTTTCTGAACCCCTACAAGGTTATTGTAGCATCTATTTGATAGTTTGTCAAGTGCCTCTATATGCTCCTCAGAGGGGAATGATTAGCAATGGTGATGAGAGTATCCTCCGAGTGATTTAGAGGGGTTGACATCTGTTAGAGAACGTGCTAAGAGTACAACTCTAGAGGACATTAAAGGCATATAAGTAACACAAATAGATTTATTAATAGTTTTCCACAATTTCCGCATTATCTGTGGAAAACGTATTATTAACCTGTGTAGGGACTAAATGTATATCTTTCCAATGTTCTCTGTATACACATAGGTTAACTTGATTAGTGTTACGTTTAGCATTTACTTGTTCCTGCGGGAGTTTATCCCATTCTCTTATAGTTAGGGTTACATAGTGATCACCGATAAAGTTAACTTTACCTTGGAAGTGTTGATATGTAACGTGTTGCCCTTTAATGAAGTCTTTCATCTGTGGAAAACTAATAAGAATGGGAATGATTAGTTATAGGAGAATAAGAAGGAATAGTATTGTATAGAAACGGGCATAGATTGATGCCCATTCTTTTTTAGTTTTAATCATGCGAAGATGTAACCGTTGTTGAAATCTTCTGTCGTGAATACTTTTTTGTCACCCAATTGTCCAGTGAACTTACGAACAAACCATTTGTAATTCTTTTGGAATACACCTTCACCAGCGATGCAGAAGTAATCACAGAGTGCATTCAATCGTGATTTAGTTGTTGTTGTCTGCCAACCGCCATCGAAGATTGTCATGTCGTTGTCAGAAACCTCGGCAATCTTGTTACCGTGAAGACGTACAATAGAGACACCAGATTCTTCGTTGAAGTGAACAGTAGTGTTACCATTACTCCAGTTGATGTTTGCCTGAATAGCGGCACACATTTGGGATTCGATCTTACGCATGATGAGAGAGAAGAGGTTTTAGCGGTTCTCGGTTTCGTTTCCCGCTTGTCTGTATTGTAGCAGTTTTGGGAGGGGGCACAACGGTAAACCCCGATATTGGGTACAGTGATTGGATTGTCACATGGCATCGATTTGGCGTTGAATCGTTTCGTTTCTTTCGTTAATAACATCCATCATGGATGAATCTAGCAACTCAATGAGTAAGTTAGCACCACAGATAACGATGATAGCAGCAAGAGCAATACGCATGAGAAAAAGATTTAGTAAAGAATGTGAAGCGATTAGAGTATTATAAACGCTTCATTTACATGCCATTGAAGTAATCATGTAGTTCAGCAAAGTATTGCTCTTCAGTGTCAAACTGTCTGCCATGGATAACACATGGAAACGTATGCTTTTGAAACATAGCACCAGCAACTTCGATGTCTTGTTTGTCATAACCCATTTCGAGCAGGGTGTTAGTGTAAGGATTAGAAGTAGTCATAGGTTTGTGAATAGAAAGGTTTGAGAGTTGTTGTAAAGTATCAGAGAAAATATCAAGCATCTGCTGCCTCACAATATACATCATAGAAGCAAGAAAAGGCATCTAAATCACCTGCAAAAGAGTTGATTTGTGCTTGGTCACATACCCAATCAAACGCCATATCTAAGTCGGCACCTGTCTCCATGACAAAGGATTGTAACCCTTGAAGAGCATCGATGAAAGCAGAGTTGTTGAGAAGCATTTGATTCGTTTTGTTCATGATTGTATTATTGCAGATTTTGGGGTGATTTTCAAGGGGGTTTGTGCCAGTGTCTCAACTGGTTTTCTGTTCAGAGGTCTAGCATCATTTCTTCCATCTCAGCAGCATCAATCTCAGGATCGTTCCATGCCACACCGTCCTCAGTCTTGCCTAGCATCCGTCCGATCTGTCCGTCAGTCATACAGCGTTGAAACTTGCTCCATACGCTCTCACCGTCCTCAGCGAAGGTCACACAAGCGCGAGCAGTGTTGTAGAGGAACTCATCGTTTGCAATCCACAAAGAAGCGTTCCACGTCTTGTAGTTTGCCCAACCGTTAAAGGTCTCGTTTGCGGTGGTGGTGGTGGTGGCGGTCATGTCGGTTCCTTTGTTT